CCGAAGACACGAACCACTATTAACTTTTCTCAGCTACCAAAATGGCAAACCAATCAAAGTTAGCAGAACGCGATTCATCTTCGAATGTGGATAACACTACCGAGGTCCTTACGGACCCGGTCACTCAGGAAACGGGGGAACTCAGAAATGAGCCTGGTAAGCCCAGCCGAATCCCCCCTATTGCTTCTTCGTCCCTGCGCCAGTGGTCCAAGTTAAGTAAACTTGACCAAGGCTTAGCCCTTACTCCCTTGTGGAATGAGGCTACAGTGATGAGGAGACATGATGAGATTCAAACACTTATCTGCAATAGTACGACCATGGCGATCAATCTTGACCAACCTTCAATCGCCCATTACGTTAAGGCACAACACATGGTACAATGGTATGCAAATACTGTTAAGCTGTGGGAAGTTGCTCTACGTGAGGACTATGAGGGGAATACGATGTTGACACGAAGAAAGATCAGTGAAGGTCTCTCTGCGTTTCTAGGACAGAATAATTTGGATGATATGTTGGGTGTCTACTTCGTTCTCGCGAGGTACGGACTAATGGAAAAGTTTTGCAAGTGGTGTTCGGCGACCTTATGGGCCACCGCACTTGAGCAAAAGGAATTGCCACCTGTTCCGGACTTTGTTAAGACACTTGGACTTGTTAAGTACAAGTACATGTGCCTTGAGAAATCTTGGGTTAATCTATGTAAGACTAGGTATCGAAAGGGTAAATCCTGCGGTATGAAGAAACTTATGATGATGATTACTAAAGATATTTATACAACGAAAAGCGCCTCCCTACCCGTAGATGACAGTTTCATTGAGGAAAACTTGGAGAAGCATAAGAAGATCCTATGCCAGCCCCACCTCGATGATCCTTTGGATGAACGGTTTGAGAAGCTAATAACAAAAGCAATCGAACAGTGTGCCGATGACATATTCGGCCCACTTCCTGTACAGGACAATCATACTGTTATCAAAATAAACAAACGGTCAGGGAAAACTACGACAAAAACATTCACTGTTCCTTTAGAGCGCAAGGCCCCCTCAAGACTCCCATCACTCGGTGCTTCCGTAAGGTTTGGCCGAGCAAAAGGTGGTGCAGTTGGGGATCTCCTAACAACTCATGGGGAGAATCATTCACTACCGGAACCTACAACAGGTTATCTACACTCCTACTGTTCATACAATACACGTGTTTGCGAGGTGAGGACACCACACGACCCCGAGCTTTACGCCGAGGCCGAGAAATGTTCTCGTTTCAATTCATACGGTTTGGACAGTGTCAAGGCTCAGGTCGTCCCATTGCTGGAGGCGTTCAAAGTCAGGACCATAACAAAGGGAGATGCAGATCAGTACCATCTTGCAAGAAGGTGGCAGTCGGTCATTCATTCGCGCATGCGGAAACAATTAAATTGCAAACTTATCGGACAACCGTGTGATTCGGCTTATTTAAGTCAGATCTTCGGAAACTCACCCTTCTTCTCACATAATGAGGATGGGTTCTTTGTTTCTGGGGATTATGAGTCAGCGACTGATTTGTTGCATCCGCACTTAAGCGTATTTGCCAACGAAGCAATATGCCAACGTCTAAGAATTCCACTCGAAGATCAACTAGTCTTAAAGCGATGTCTCACGGAACACGAATTGAAATACGAAACTAAGGGTGTCTACTACAAACAACAGTGGGGACAACTCATGGGCTCACCCACTTCTTTTCCTATACTCTGCCTGATCAATTTGGCAGCAACAAAGGTTGCGTTTGAGGAGTTTTTCCGCGATTGCGGTATGCTCCAAAAGAACGAGTATTTATTACTTAGCGAGTTACCTATGTGCGTAAACGGGGATGATATCCTCTTTTGGTGCTATGATGGTGCTCTCTACAGTAAATGGAAGGAAGTGACTAAGGCCTGTGGGTTGAAGTTTAGTCTGGGGAAGAATTACACGCATAACAGTGTGGCAATTATCAATTCTCAGATGTACTACTTTGAACAACAAAAATCAAGTTCATTCACCAAACAAGCCTCGAAGGGCCTCGTCCATCCGTCTCTCCTCTTCCAGTTAACACGTACAGTCAACGCTCGACTTTTGTCGGGTGGTAGCCGTGCTATGTCTAAACTATCGGGGGGAATGGACTTACGAGAGCTCAACGAGCGTGACATCAGCATTTACTCTGAAACATTCAAGGGTAAGGAATCGGATTATCTTCCGATGCAATGCGGTTTCAAAAAGGGAGAAATCAATTCGGAGAAGTACAACAAGCTGCGCACAGTCGTGGATAAACTATTTTATTTACGTGAATTACAGAGAAATGACCCTATCAGAAGGGCTGACCTGTTTGACACTTATGTAAAATGGCGCTCTACGATGGAACAACGGGGTGCAAAAGGGCTTAGTTTACTAAAGGGGAGCTTGAGAAGTCCCATTTCCGGAGCAATGGAGGAAATCTATTCTAACACATTTAACAACATTCAACTTAAGAAGCTGGACAGGTTCCGCCGAAGTGGTTTAGGAAGTATCGACATAGATACTCCTTACTTTCTTCCACAGTCCCTCGGGGGTCTCGGTTTGAGGCCGCCCACAGGCTACAAGTACACCGCACAAGATTACGTGGAGATTGCAGTTTTGGAAGACTGCGACGTCCAAGGGGGAAAATGGGTAAAACACACACAACCCACCCTCATAAGACCTTCTATGATGAAGGCCGTAGCGAATGAGCTCTCTTCGCACACAACTCAGTTGTGCATAAAGAAAGAACTCAAGACGCACGAGCAGATTGGATTTGCTCGTTTCTTTGGTGAGGATGATGGATTCTGGGAACACTCATTCCTAACAGGATTTATCACGAATAACAACACTATTGTAGACCAAGATGAGAGGGCAGAGGCTATGAGGTTCTGTGCTGAAAACAAGCGCAGAGACTTCAAGAACCCAGCTTTGATGAGATCTTTGAAACGGCAGCGTAAGATCGGCTGTCGCTTGGGTCTTTTTAAGATTGAACATGAGTTAGGAAAGAAGAGGTTGAGGTTGACGAATGGAGACACCCATCCGGACGGTTTTGATATCGACGTCAAGTCGGTAGCATTAACGTACGAGTGGACACCTTCGCCAAAATATGAATAGGGGACAAACAACACAAGAGGTAGGGGAGAGCCCCACGATGAAGCAGGGTTTGAATTTTGGATGGAGAGAGGCTTTCCTTTCTTTCAGCATACATGAAGGTGTTACCTGATATGTACATTCAATACTTAGACATTGTGGAGTGGGGCGGGGAGCAAAGAGGGATACACAAATCGGGCGGCAAGTCACTATCTTAATCCTATGTGGTTATTATATACATTTGAGCCTTTGAGGTGTATTACCTCCGGTCCTCGAGATCTTCTACCTATTGGGGACTTTCGTCTTCCGGGCTTGGTAGACCCGGACATGCGAC